AAAAGAGAGGAATAAAACATACTCTTGTTGATATTACTGAAGCTTATATTACTTCATCTGATGTTGAGATTGGTGAAGTTAAGTTAAGAAATATTGATGGTGAAGATACTGATATGACCATTAATATGCATAAGTCAATTGTATTCGTAAGAGCTGGAGCTATTCAATCTTTAACTGCTCAAGCCTTAGTATCTTCTTTACAAACAATCGGATTCTTCTTAGTAAATGATTTAGAATCTATGTTATTATGCGATAATAAGATGGCATCATCATTAGTTTTAGAAAGAAATAACGTACCTATTCCAAGAACAGCTATTGTAAATAATGTTAAATCAATAGAAACTGCTCATGATAAAATAGGTGGTAAATTTCCAGTTATTATAAAAACATTAAGAGGAACTCAAGGTGTTGGTGTATCTAAAGTAAATGATATGAGTTCTTTAGTTTCAGTATGTCAATCATTATGGAAGTTTGAAGCTGACCTTTTGATACAAGAGTTCTTTGATATTAAATCAGATATACGTACTCTTGTTGTAAACGGTGAGATTATTGGAGCCGCTGAAAGAATCAAAAAAGATGATAAAGAATTTAGAAATAACGTTCACCTAGGTGCTGATACACAGCCTTATGTATTAACAGAATTAGAAAGAAAAGTTATAGTAGAAGCAGCTAGAACTTCAGGCGCAGTATATTGTGGTGTTGACCATTGTAAGGTTGGTAAGAACATATACGTACTAGAAGTAAATGGCTCACCTGGTATTAGGTCGCATTTTATGGGATATAACCAAGAAGGCGAACCAACTAAAAAGATACCTGATGAAGTTGTATTAGGTAAAGTAATTGATAGGTTATCTTTAGAAGAGAATAGAAGACCTATGATGAGAAAAGAAGTAGGGTTTATAGAATCAATAGAATTAGATGGAATGCCTAATAATCTTATAAGAGCTAAGTTCGATACAGGTAATTCAGCTTCAGCAACTATGCTACATGTAGATGAATTAGTAGTTGATGGTGATACCGCTAAATGGAAAAAGAATGGATTAAAGTTTGAAAGTGAGATTGTAGATATATCAGAACCTAAAAGAGGTAAGAAAGATTTTGATACAAGACCAGTAGTAGAACATGGTATAACATTTAATAATAGGAAATATATAATAGAATTAGGATTAACTGAAAAAGATACAGCATCTGAAATGTTAGTTAATCGTAAAACTATGACAAAATTAAGAGTTTCAGTACATCCAAACCGTAAATTTGTAGTATCAGATTACGCAGGTAAGGATGACGATTACACTAAAGATTAAAAAAGTATAAATAATAATGATTGAATATAACCGTATTATGGAACATATTAACTAACTCAAGAAATAATTAGAGGATAAAGCGATGTCATTTCAAATATCACCCGGCGTAAGGGTCAAAGAGATCGACGCCACAAACGTGATTCCTGCCGTATCATCATCAATTGGTGGTTTTGCAGGTTCATTTAATTGGGGTCCTACGGACGAAATCGTCTTGGTCAGTTCTGAAAACGAATTGGTCGAGAAGTTTGGTTCACCGGACGACAATACCGCTAAATACTTTCTAACCGCAGCATCATTCTTAAAGTATGGCAATGCGTTGAAAGTAGTTCGTGTATCATCTGGGCATCTGAATGCAGTTGCTACTGGTGGAACCGGACAATTAATCAAGAACGAAGAGGATTATGATAATAATTACTCTGGTGGTTCTCTAAGCGTTGGACCTTGGGTAGCTAAATACCCTGGTGTATTAGGTAATTCATTAAAAGTTAGTGTTGTGACAGCTGGTGTTTCTACTAGTAATTACAATGCTTGGCCTTTCAAAGGCGAGTTTGATGGAAAACCTGAAACATCTGATTTTGCAAAAGATTTAGGTAAGACAAGTGCTGCAGACGAAATGCACATTTGTGTTGTCGATGAATTAGGAGCAATATCAGGTACACCAAACACAGTACTAGAAAAATTTGCATTTGTATCTCAAGGTTCAGATGCTAAGAAACCTGACGGTACTACTAATTTTTACAAAGAAGTTATTAATCAAACTTCTGAGTGGATTTGGTGGTCAGATCATGATACTTCTCTTACTGATGCAGGGGAAACTGTAGCTTCTCAATCTGGTGCTATGACAACCAACACAGCTGTTATTGATAGCTCACTGGCTGGCGGAACAGACGACAATGCTCCTACAAATGCAGAGATTGCAATAGGATACGATAATTTCGAAGATGCTGAAACTGTAGATATTAATCTATTGTTTGCTTACCCAGATGTAAATAATTCATCTACAATAGCAAATGATTTAATATCAATAGCAACAGCTCGAAAAGATTGTATGGCTTTTGTATCTCCACCATTAGAGGACAGCGTTGGAGTAGCTAACCCACACACATCAGTAATTCAATGGTGTGATGGAACAGACTCGGGCCATGATGGTCTAACTTCAAGCTCATACGGCTTTGTTGATTCTGGAGCATTATATGTATACGACAAATATAACGACGTATATAGATATATTGGTGCTTCTGGTCATATGGCTGGTTTATGTGCTAACACCGACAATGTAGCGGATTCATGGTTCTCACCAGCTGGTATTAACCGTGGTCAACTATTAGGTGTAGCTAAGTTAGCTTATAACCCGACAAAAGCACAAAGAGACGAGTTGTATAAAGGAAGAATCAACCCATTAGTATCAATGCCTGGACAAGGTACATTACTATTTGGTGATAAAACTTTACTACAAAGACCTTCAGCTTTTGATAGAGTCAATGTAAGAAGATTGTTTATCACATTAGAAAAAGCAATCTCAACAGCTGCGAAAGCACAATTATTCGAATTCAATGACGAATTTACAAGAGCTCAATTCAAAAACTTAGTTGAGCCTTTCTTAAGAGACGTCAAAGGTCGAAGAGGTATTACAGATTCATTAGTGGTCTGTGATGGAACTAATAACACAAGTCAAGTAATAGATGCCAATAGATTTGTAGCAGATATCTTTATCAAGCCTGCAAGGTCTATTAACTTTATTACATTGAACTTTATAGCAACACGTTCTGGGGTAGAATTCTCAGAAATTAGTGGACAATAGGAGAAGTAAGACATGGCTATTTTAGGAATAGATGATTTTAAATCAAAGCTTACTGGTGGAGGTGCTAGAAGTACCTTATACAAAGCTACTGTAAACTATCCATCATTTGTTGGTGGTGACGTGGAGCTAACTTCATTCTTAGTAAAAGCTTCAAAATTACCTGATTCTACATTAGGAGAACTGGCTGTACCATTTAGAGGTAGAACTCTAAAGATGGCTGGTGCTAGAGAATTTGGTGATTGGACAACCACAATCATTAATGATACTGATTTTAAAATCAGAAATGATTTAGAAAAATGGTCAAATGCTATTAACGAACATAGTGCTAACACTGGTTTGAGTAATACAAATGATTATTTTGCTGACATGGTTATTGAGCAACTAGATAGAGACGGATCGACTTTAAAGAGATACGACTTTAGAGGTTGTTGGCCAAAAGCAATTGCAGAAATTGCAGTTGGTTACGAAAGTGAAGCTATTGAAGAGTTTGAATGTACATGGACTGTACAGTATTGGGAATCCAATACCACTTCGTAAGTATAAATACAATTATGGGGAGGGAAACCTCCCCCTAGTTTCATAGGATATTATGGCAGAAGATAATAAAAATAATGGAATCTCGATGTTTGGTTTCGAGATTACTCGTAAGAAAGATAAGAAACCTGATAGACCTTCCTTCGTTACTAAAACGGATGAGGATGGCGCAGGCGTTATTCAAGCGGGTGGACACTTTGGAGCATACTTAGATGTAGATGGAGATAAAGCAAAGTCTGACGTCGATATGATGCTAAAATATAGAGACATTGCATCTCAACCAGAATGCGATGCCGCTATCGAAGATATAGTAAATGAATCTATTGTTGGAGACCATGATGATGCTCCAGTAAATATTAAATTAGATGAAGTAGATATATCAGATAAAATCAAAGAGATGATTAGATTCGAATTTGATAATATATTGAGTATGTTAAACTTTGGACAATACGCTCATGATATATTTAGAAGATGGTATGTTGATGGTAGATTACCATATCATATCGTAGTAGATAACGAGAATCTTAAAGCAGGAATTAAAGAATTAAGATACATCGATCCAACCAAATTAAGAAAGGTCAAAGAAGTAGAAGAAGAAGTTGACCAAAGAACTGGTGCAAAGATAATTAAGAAAGTAGAAGAATACTTTATGTACCAGGATAACGCAATGGGTAAATACAATCAGGGATTAAAGATTAAACCTGATGCAATTGCATACTGTACTTCAGGTGTAATGGACCCAGGCAGAAAAAGAATACTTTCATATTTACAAAAGGCTTTAAAGCCAGTAAATCAATTAAGAATGATGGAAGATTCCTTGGTAATCTATAGAATATCAAGAGCTCCAGAAAGAAGAATATTTTATATCGATGTAGGTAATTTACCAAAAGGAAAAGCGGAAGATTACTTACGTGGTATTATGCAACAGTATAGAAACAAATTGGTATATGATGCTAAAACAGGCGATATCAAAGATGATAAAAAACATATGTCAATGTTGGAAGATTTCTTCCTACCAAGAAGAGAAGGTGGAAGAGGTACTGAGATATCAACATTACCAGGTGGAGAAAACCTAGGTCAAATAGATGATATCTTATATTTCCAAAAGAAACTATATAAAGCATTGAATGTTCCATTAAATAGATTGGAACAAGAAGCACAATTTAGTTTAGGTAGAACAACTGAAATAACTAGAGATGAAATTAAGTTTAAGAAGTTTATTGACAGATTAAGAAAAAGATTCTCTGATTTATTCATGCAACTACTTAAAACACAACTCTTATTGAAAGGTGTTATAACATCTTCAGATTGGAATAGTTGGAAGAATGGTATTGTATTTGATTATATTGAAGATAACTATTTTTCTGAGTTAAAACAATCTGAAATGATAAGAGAAAGGTTTGAAATGTTGAGTTCCCTCGATGAGTATGTCGGTACTTATATATCCAATGAATGGGTAAGAAAGAACGTATTACGATTCAGTGAAGAAGAGATTGAAGACATTGCTAAGCAAATAGATAATGAGGATAAAGCTGGAGAGCTGGATATGCCAGATCCAGATGACCCAAGATTCGCTTAGTAGAAATTATAATTTTTATAAATAATAACACGAGGTAAAAATATTATGAGCGTTGAAGAAATAGTAAACAATTTAAAAGATGGCGACAATGTTGCCGCTGGTAAAGCCTATGATTCTGTTATGGCAGAAAAATTAAAGGCTGCTTTGGATGCTAAGAAAATAGAATTAGCACCAACAATGGCAGGTCAAGAACCTGTAATTCCAGTGGATGACGCCGCAGGAGAAGCTCAAGATGAGATTAATAACTGAGTTTGTAGATAACGACCTAGATATTATTGTTGAAGCCAATAAGAAAACTGGTGAGAAACAATACGCTATCGAAGGCGTGTTTATGCAATCAGAAGCAAAGAACAAAAATGGTAGAGTATACGAAAAGGCTGTAATGGAAAAAGCCGTAGATAAGTATATAACCGAACAAGTTAAAACAGGAAGAGCAGTTGGAGAGTTAAATCATCCGGAAGGACCAACTGTCAACTTAGATAAGGTTTCCCAC